TAACTTCATTGCAACACCAACAGGTGTTACATTTGCAGAATACGGTGGATAATAGGAGTTTTTACGGAAAAGTAGGATAAATAAAAGAAACAGGAGACATCAATGGCCGACTCAAGTATTAACTCATTCATGACAAATTTCGACGGTGGTGCAAGACCAAACCTCTACACCTTCGTAATGGCATGTCCAGGCTTATCGCAACTAAATCCTGCATTTGGTCAGTTGCAATTTTTCTGCCGCAGCACACAGTTACCTTCATCTATTTTAGGTGAAATTACTGTACCATATCTCGGTAGACAAGCAAAGTATCCTGGCGACAGAACATTTGAAGACTTTACTATTACAATCTTGAATACTCAAGATATGAATCTTCGTAGAGTATTTGAATTTTGGCATGAACAATTCAATACATTTGCAGGGAATGCAAGTGCATTCCCGAATCCAAGACAAATCTTTGGTTCAGCAGTAGTTACACAATTAGATAAATCGTATAAACCTACAAGAGCTTATCAATTCTTTGATATGTTCCCAAGAGATGTATCATCTATTGATCTTGCATATGATAATAATGATACCGTATCTGAATTTACCGTAACATTTGGTTACTCATATTTCATCAATGACAATTCACCACAAACAAGTGGAACTGCATTGGGACAACCATTCCAAAATCCTGGCGCAGTTGTTCCTGGCCTTGCGGGCGCAGGAAATGGATTTGGATTTGGAAACAATGGTTTCGGACAAGGTGGATCTGGTTTTGGTCTTTCCTTCGGTTCTGGACCTGGCGGTTCTGGATTCTCGTTCGGTTACGGTAATGGTAACTCTGCATTCGGTGTTGGTTTCGCACAAAGATAACCGTTCGTTCGTGACGCATACATATTCAAGTAAACATATTACTTGGAGTTTATAATGGCAATTAAATTTTTCGGGTTTCTTTTTCCTAAAAAGGAAGATGAAACTCTCAAGAACATACCCGTAACCCCAGAGGCAGACTTTGCGGACGGTTCCACCATCATAGAAGCTGGTGGAGCCGCGCAAAGTTATGCTATTGACTTAGATACAAATCTTCGTTCAGATATTGATTTAATTCGTAAATACCGCGAAATAAGCGGTCATGCTGAAGTCGAAATCGCTATTGATGATATCGTAAATGAAGCAATTACAGAAGATGTCGAAGGTGAAATAGTTAAGATAGATTTAGACGCGGTAGAAGATGTATCTTCTGGAACAAAAAAGAAAATGGTAGCAGAGTTTAATACTCTCTTGCATCTACTTAATTTTAATAAAAAAGGATACGAGTTATTTCGTCAATGGTACATAGACGGGAGAATGTATCATTATGCTGTTTTAGATGAAAAAGATACAAAAGCAGGAATACAAAAAATTATTCAGATAGATCCATTAAAGATCAAAAAGATTACAGAAATTAAAAAGAAAACAGATCAACTAACAAAAGTACAAACAATCGAATCTGTTAAAGAATATTACATATATTCTAACTTTGATAAATTTATTAATCCGAGTCCAAACACACCAATTATAACATATGGAAATACCACAGGTATTCGTTTAACTGCGGATTCTGTAAGTTATGTACACTCTGGATTGCTTGAAAGAAACAGTAAACGGGTATATGGTTATTTGCAAAAAGCAATCAAACCACTAAATCAATTGCGTATGATCGAAGATGCTGTTGTGATTTATCGCATCTCTCGCGCACCAGAACGCCGTATATTCTATATTGATGTTGGTTCTCTTCCAAAGAATAAAGCAGAACAATATCTTCGTGAAATTATGAATCGTTATCGCAATAAGGTAACATATGATGCTGCAACAGGCGAAGTGCGCGATGATAGACGCATGATGCATATGTTGGAAGATTACTGGTTGCCTCGTCGTGAAGGTGGAAAAGGTACATCAATTGAAACCCTTCCTGGCGGTCAAAACCTCGGTGAAATGGAAGATGTAAAGTATTTCCAAAAGAAACTTTACAGAGCATTAAACATACCAACTTCTCGCATGGAAGCAGATAATGGTTTCAATATGGGTCGTGCTTCTGAAATTAGTAGAGATGAATTAAAATTTGCTAAATTTGTATCCAGACTTCGTATGAAGTTTGCAGAACTATTTTTGAATCTCATGAGAGTTCAACTTATAGCAAAAGGTATAGTAAATCACGAAGAATGGGATGCAATGTCTCAACAAATTCGTTTTGACTTTGTATCGGATTCATATTTTACCGAATCTAAAAATATAGAAATGTTAAAAGAAAGACTTTCTATATTAAGAGATGTCGGTGACTTCTCTGGTAAGTTCTTCTCTGAAAAATGGATTCGCAAGACAATCCTACAAATGACAGAGCAAGAAGCAGACTCTATGCAAGATGAAATAAATAAAGAGCGTATAGAACAGCAGCAACTTGCAATGAATCTTGATGCACAACAAATGCAAGTAGCAAACGGTGGTGCGCCACCCGCAGTAGGATCAGAATTACCACAACCACCAGCGCAGGGTGGTGGAGGAGCAGCATATAATGTCAGCAGCTTATTATGATATTCAAGCAGAGCAGGGTGCAACCTTTAGGTTGTACCTAACAGTTGCTAATGAAAGCGGACAGGCTTTAAATCTTTCGGGAAACGATGGGTTTGTACCTATTGAAGAATTACCAAAAGGTTTTGAACAAAGATTTATTGATACTGAAGGAAACAGTATTGCAAAAGTATTTGTTCGTATGCAAGTAAGAAATAGCGTTGATGGTATCATTATTCCAATTAATCCTCCATCAGATCTTACCACAGTAGATGAAATCCCACTAATGGGTGTTTCTGGTTACGGTGAAAATTATTTTCCAATTGACATTCAATTAGGGGATGGTGGTACGGATAAATCAGAACCAAATGTAATAATTACAATTGATGCTGTTCACATGGAAGGTGTGCCTTACGGTAAACCTCTTTATGATATAGAACTAGTTTATGCTCAGGATATTATCAATCATCCCAAAAAAATAGTCTATCGTGTAATGCAAGGTAGATTTATAGTTACACCGAATATAACCAAATGAATTTAGTAATAGCAGTAAAAGCAGAACCCAAGCGTCAAGCGAGAGTTACAAAACCTCAATATGTAACATTGCTTTTAACAACTTCTGCTGAAGCTGCCGATCCATCCATATTACACAGAGATGGTGAATATAATAGTAAACTTCAAGGTACTTGCTTTAGTTGTTCGAAACTCAATGCAAATCCACCGCAGAGTGTTTGCGATGTTCCAGATCCAGACACTCCCCCAACAGGATGTGTCACAATAGACGACGATCCCTGCGTTTGTGCAATTTGCCCACCACCACCCCCTCCTAGAGCATGTGCTTGTAGTCAGGGATATCCTGCTCCGAATACAGCAGGATTAGGTTCTGGTTATTGGGTAGGATTGCAAGCAAACACATATTATTCTAATGTAACAAATGGTGGTTGGGTTGTGGCGGTTAGTTGTACCAGTTCTGAAATATTAGGAGCATTTCCTGTAACTGGAAGTAATTTCGGTTACGGTGCGGGCGACATTGGTGGGAATCCAGTAATGATTTACCCAGCTGGTGCAGTAAATGGTGCGGGATATTTTCCTGCAAATGAAACATCATTTCCTATTATTGCGTTAACACCAACCGATGGAAATTTATTGATTAGTGCTGGTTCGTTTACCATAGCAAGTGGTTCTACACAACCTCAATGTCCAGCAACAAATCCGCAGTATTTTTGCGATGCATCAAATTCATTCTTATATGAATGTTATCCTAAACCCTGTTTAGCAAAATACCCAAGAGAAGAATCTGGTTGTTCTACTTTTGATAATTTTACAGAATGGCCTAGCGACAAAGAATATGATGATGAACAAAATCCATATTACATCAACATGTCTGGTGTAACGGGATTTGATTCTCAACCTACAGGATCAATATCGTTTACTTCCTCTACAGGACAAAAGTATTGTGGAACTATTCAAGATTGGATTCAAAAACCAAATGATGCATTAACTGGTGCATGTGGTGGAACAGAATGGGTAGATCCTCCAAGTGCATTCTACGATAATTGCATTGATTGTACATCAGAGAATGTAAAAGTTCCATGCGAATATGTTTTAAACCTAACAAATGGTCAAGTTGATTTGACCTATGGTGGTTATTCTTCCGCAGGAGGAAATGGTTTCTTTGCAATAGGACCAGCATTCCCACCAACAACTATAGATTCTGGTTCTATTTCCAGTAGTGATTTTGGTAGTGGTGTATATTGGAATACATTCTGGGATTGGACTCCTGGCACATACACTTATAATGGTACAGGTGATCCTCAACAAGTATTCATTCCACCAATTTCAAAGTTATTAAATGAATGCGAATGCCCAGATGAACAATCAAGAGATGGATCAATTATTTTTATAGAGTCTTTCTCTTGCTGTGAGAGTCAAGTAGGTGGATTACCGACAGGTATTTCTGCAATGAAACCATTTACTCCTGGCTATTCTGGTTGCGGTGCAACATGTTATTCTTCGTGTGTTAACATGAATTGCTCTTGTAATTTCGAAACTACTTCTGAAAAATTAGGAAGACCAGACATTTATGGTTATATACCATGTTCTGAGTGCAATTCACCAGAAGGTAATATAGAACCAGTTACTGGAATATGGTGGACAATACAAACCGAAACAGGATTGGGTGCAATCTATAGTCCACGCACTATAAATGGTAGTCTATCCCAACCTGGTCCAGATAATTCTTGTTCTAATGTTTATAGTAGTTTCGCAAATCCACAATGTGCATGTGGTTCTTTATTCAATCAAAGTCCAGAAAATCCAGATAAGTACGATCTAGATTTAAATAAACTAAAAAATTGCGTACCATTTACTGGAGATAGTATTGATGATCTTTTAAACGATCCATGCTTTAGAATACAATATCTTCCAGCAACATACAAAGATTGTGTATTGACATTTACCGAGGAAGCAATAGACACTGGTTCATATGTAGACTTCCCATATGGATCTATATTAGCAAATCACATTTTTGTATCTGGTACTAATTGTCCATGTGAGTCTGGAACATCATTAATGAGTTGCTTGTGTAACAATGTAGATGCACACGATTGTTGGTTGCGTAATATTGGTGGACCATTGAGTATTCCAGTAAAAGAAAATGGAAATTTGTGTGAACCATTCTTGGGTGCAATTGTAGGTTGCTCTTTACCCGTTAAAGAGGAAAAAGAAGTAACCAATTGTAGTGGTAACACCGTTTCTGCTCCAGGCCTTGTGTTTAAAGAAATTTTAAATGACAAGTGCATCAATCCAACAGATAAAAATGGAAACCCCAAATACGGTCAAGCAGAATTTGATGATTTAATCAAAGATCCATGCGGTTGTTGTAGTCAAAACATAGTCATGGGAACTGGGGAAATGCCAACAGATCAAGTCGAATGTGGAAACGGTTCTGGGACAGTAGGTCCTTGTCAAGCAGATTGTTGTCAGGGTTCTGGATGTGCAAATGGAGATTGTCCTCCACCAGCTGATGATATTGTAACGGGCGGTTGCGGTTAAAATAAATTAAACATAAATAATAATTAGGAGATATATTATGTCAATAATTGATTCACTATTAAAAGACGATTCGGATGAATTTAGAAAAGAAATTCATTCTGCACTTTACAATAAAATAAAAGAAAAACTACAAGATAAAAAGACCGAAATGGCAATGACTTTATATGATGAAGAACCCTGTGAAGAATGCGAAGAACAACAATCACAATAAGGGATTCCCATGTATTTAATCACAGAGACTATTGATAACCCGCTGCGAGTTTTATCCGAAGAAAAAGAAGGTAAAAAGAACCTCTTTATCGAAGGTGTATTCATGCAAGCAGAGCAACAAAATAAAAATGGAAGAATATACCCAAGAGATATTCTCATTAACGAAGTTGCTCGTTATAACCAATCATATATCAAAGAAAACAGAGCATTAGGAGAGTTAGGACACCCAGAAGGTCCAACCGTTAATCTTGAGCGTGTTTCTCACATCATTACTAATTTAAAAGAAAATGGAAATGATGTTGTAGGAAAGGCAAAGATTCTTGGTACTCCTTATGGAAAGATTGTAGAAAATCTCATTGATTCTGGAGTTAAACTTGGTGTTTCATCCAGAGGAATGGGTTCATTAAAGCAAGTAAATGGAGTCAATATGGTACAGGAAGACTTCATGCTTGCTGCGGTTGATATCGTTGCAGATCCTTCTGCGCCAAATGCCTTTGTAAATGGTATAATGGAAGGTAAACAATGGATCTGGGAAAATGGTTTGTTAAAAGAAAAGCAATTAGAAAAATGGCACAAAGATATTAAAAAGACATCTTCCAAGAAATTAGAAGAACAATACTTAAAGGTATTTAAGTCTTTCCTTTCGAATTTATAAAAATACTAAATAGAAATAGCAATTTAAGGAGATAATATGGATCCCGTTCAAGCAGCAAAAAAATTAATTGATTCCCTTATGGACGAAGAGATTGAACTCTCTGAAGCATACGAGAATGAAGAAGAAAACGACGAAGAAGAAAACGACGAAGGTGAAGAGAAGGAAAATTCTCCAGCACCACAATCTCAATCACAAAGCGGAGCAGCAACTAAATCTACATCTATGAAACCAGCATCATTTAGTGGTGCAGGAAAGAGTGGGTTGGTTCAAGATGCTCATGGTGGTGGAGAGCAAGACGCTCATGGTGGTGGAGTTCAACTCGGAACCATGCAATATGCTGAAACAGCAGCACAAAACCAAGCATCCGTTGCAATGAAACCATCATTTGCAACAGGTGGTGGAATGACAAAGATGAGCGAAGAACAAGTTCGCCAAGACATCATGACAATCTTTGGTTCTTCTGATCTTTCCGAAGAATTCATCAACAAAGCAGGATCGCTTTACGAAGCAGCTGTTCTTGCAAAAGCAGAAGAAGTTGTTCGTGAAGTACATGAACAATACGAAGCAGCATTCGAACAAGAAGTTGAAGAAGTTAAACAAGAACTCACAGAAAAAGTAGATTCTTATCTTAACTATGTTGTAGATCAATGGATGACAGAAAATAAACTCGCAATTGAAAATGGTATTCGTACCGAAATTGCAGAGAACTTCATCGGTAAACTTAAGGATCTTTTTGTTGAATCTTATATTGAAGTTCCTCAAAACAAGACAAACTTGTTTGATGAAATGGCAGAAACAATCAGTGAACTTGAAGAAAAAGTAAACACTGAACTTCAGCGCAATGTAACTCTTGTAAATGAAAACAAAGCAATGAAGGCCGTTGGTATTTTTATGGAACAAACCAAGCA